TACACGATACAACGAGAATGATACCAGCGATACACCCGATATTTTCGAGTACGTCAATGAAGTAGATTGTCCACATGTGGATGTCCTTTAGATAGTTTTATTGGTTGAGTCTGATAGGTAATGTCTTGTGGGTACTGTCTGATAGGTAAGTTAGCACTCACTAACTATCGGGTTTTGATACCTCAAGAATTCCACCCCAGAACCCCGAAATCTCCCGAGAATCTCCGCCATGACACTCGTTCAGGTATACTCTATGCAGAATATACCCAAGGAAGGCCATAATGGTACCTACTAGGAGCTGTTTTACATAGTCCTATTCCTGCCCATCTCCTGTTCTTCTAGGTATTTGTCGTACGCGTATGCCTCGCGCTGGTATTTAGTGAGTTCTTCGATGAATTCTTGTAGGTAATTCATCATGTTTGGTGCTTGGCACTCATCTTCTAGGTGTTTTATCACTTCACCATACCCTTTTAACAAAAGAGCTAGTATGTTTACGTCCTCTGAGGACATTTCTAGGTTGAACTCTGACCTTCTTTTGGTTAGTCTCATAATTTTCTCCTGTTTTTGTGTTAAAATTATTAAGCTCTGATAAGTTGATCGTATGTGGCACTGTACTCGACCATAGTTCCATCGAGATCTACCACGGTACACATCTGTTCAAGTGCTTTCTTGGTATCTGTGTATGCAAACGCTACTGGTTGACCTTCTGGGTCGGTAGACATGAGCGATCCACAGCCGAATTCTGCAAGAGCTTCTTCGAGTGTCTCGAATGACTCCATTCCGAACATTTGTGGTGTGAGTGGGTTGAGTAAGAGGTATTTAGACATGGTATTTCCTTGGTTATGTGAGAGGAGCAGAGTCTGCGACCCTGTGATTATTCAGCGATGAGGATGTTGTAGAACCACACGTTAGGATCGTTACCACCAGCAGCAACAAACTGGAGTGTTTCTTGGTTATCGTATGCTTTCTGGAGGTCTTTAGTCAATGACTTCAACACTTCAGTACTAACGATACGATCAATGCGACATTGACGCTTACGGTTATCAGAACCAGTAGCTTCAATAGAACGAGTAGTCTCATTGAAGGTAAGTTCTTTGAGGAACACAGGCAACGATACACGATCTTCACCTAATGGGTTGTTAGTTGAGAATGCAACGTTGATCTTGTTGATTGAAGTGAACTTAGGTGTGAAAGCTTTAGTCATGATGATTTCCTTTGAATACAGTTGATTGAATTGCCTTGGTACCTACCCCAAGAGGTCTCACTTATACTCGTGAAGAGTGTCTGATTAGTAATAACGAACTACATCTACAAACTCAGGAAGCCATTGGTTAAGCTCCATGATGTCAGTAGTTTTATAGATCAGCTTACCTGTTGGTTTGTAGTATACGTAGTACATTAGTTAGCTCCTTCAGTTATTCACAAATGATATCTTCTGCTTCAGTAAGTAACAACAATGCCTGAGCACATGCCATTATTCCACAGATAAAGATGATAGCAACTAGCCCTAAGTCATAACCATTTTGTTCTAGATTGACCATAGCATAGCGTGTTGCAGCGAACCATACAAACAGTATGGCAATGTGAGTGATGTACTTCATATATTCTCCTTAGAATGAAGTGAACAGAGCAAGAGCGCTCTCCACAGTCCGAAGACTGCAGACAGAGTTCTTAGGCATACAGGTTTGTAGGAGGAGCAGGACGAGTCCAACCAACTTGCTCGATCCACTCACGCTGTTCTTCGTAGGTGATCTCACCACGAACACGCATGTCAATGATGTGTTGATACATCTTAGTAGGTGCCCAAACAATACCATCACTACGTTGAGACAACACAGAACCCCAGACAGAAGACGAGTAGTCACGAGGTAAACGAGTACGAGCAGCAACAGAACGATCACCACCAAGCTTACGTTCTAAAGCCAAAGCAACATGAGCAGGTTGTGATGCTAGCCAAGCAGTCGAACAGAGCAGCTTGAGACGAGCACAACGAAGAGCAATACGAGAAGAACGGTTACGGATACGCATGATAGACTCCAATCAAGAACAAGTTAAGAGAACCACAAGGCAGTGAGAGCACCAGCCAGACACAGCGAGTACACAACACCAACCCAGAAAGGAAGGAGACCAAACACAACACCAGCCACGACAGAGCCGAGGCACAGGCAACACAGCACAGTGAGAAGAGAGTAGAGAGCAGACACGGAACACCTCCAAGAGAGACAGAGACAGGGCAAGAGCGCCCAGACGAGACCAGCCACGACCAGCAGCGACCACCACACGAGACGAGGGGGCCACAGAACCAGAGCAAGGGTATAGCAACAAACCTTTGATTCTTTTCACACACAAAGAAAAAGATACCCATAAGAAAACTCCCACCAGACTTTCCCCCACAGACTTTTCTATAATAAAATACCCCCAGACTTTCCTCCCAAAACACCCATAGGCCCATAAAAAATTATAGTAATTTTATCCCAGTAAAATTATTATAATTATTACGGTAATAAATATTACTAGTCGGTTCCTATTAGGAAAACATATTTAGAGTTAGCGAATAGCTAACGCTATACACCATCTCATAGGACACACATTGAGCAATCATAAAAAACTAGAAGCTCTTCGTGAGCTTAAACGCAGGGAAAAGATTAAAGAGTATGGAAGTAACTTTGAGTTATTTGCTGCAGAACAAATCCGTATTCTCCCTAAGGACTCCCGAGCGGGGTTCCAGCCTTTTGTTTTTAACGAGGCACAACATATTGTAAATGATGCTATTGAAAAACAGTTGAGAGAAACTGGTAAAGTAAGAGCTATCATTTTAAAAGCCCGTCAAATGGGTCTCTCCACGTATACTGCTTCACGAGTATTCTGGAAGAGTTATTTTAATAAGTATAACAAGTCTGTTGTTATGGCGCATGATAGTGCCACCTCAGATGCTTTGTTTACGATGAGTAAGAACGTCATTCAGCATATGTCTGAAGAGTTCCAACCAGAGATGAAGAAGTCTAACGCCAAAGAGATTATGTTTGAACATAATGACTCAGGTTATAGGCTGTATACCGCAGGATCTCCTGAAGCAGGTAGGGGTATTACTCCCACTATTGCACATCTTTCAGAGGTAGCCTTCTGGCTCCATGATGAGAAGATCTTAGCGGGTTTATTTCAGGGTATTTCACAGGCAGACGGTACCGAGGTTATCCTTGAGAGTACTGCTAACGGGGTAGGTAACTCATTCCATCGATTATGGAAGGGTGCTGTAGAAGGTACTAACGAGTATATTCCTATTTTCGTTCCGTGGTACCTTATGTCAGAGTACCGTAGGAAAGCTCCTGAAGGGTTTGAAAGAACTGCAGAAGAAGAAGTATTAGTAACAAGATATAACTTAGATAATGATCAGTTATATTGGAGAAGATTAAAAGTAGCTGAGGGTGGTCTAGACAAGTTTAGACAAGAGTACCCTAGTAACCCTGAAGAAGCATTTATTGTTTCTGGTAGTAACGTATTTAACGTAGAGAAATTAAGTGCCCTTGTTCCTCAGCCTATACTCGCTCAGATGGACTTTAACTTTGAGTCTCAGATGATGGAGCAAGTAAAGAATGGTTCGATTGAAATATTTAAGTATCCTACTTTTGAAGATTCTTTTGCTGTTGGCGCTGACGTTAGTCTCGGGGTCGGCAAAGACTTTTCTACGGCGGTGGTAATGAATGCTCAAAGAGAGGTGTGTGCTGTATACAGAAATAATACTATTGACCCTTCTCAGTTTGGTGATTTGTTATTTTATCTCGGTCGTTATTACAACAATGCTCTCCTCGCTGTAGAGTCTAATAGTATGGGTATTGCTACCCTAAATAGGCTAACTCAAATGGGTTATGTCAACATGTACTATCAGACCAAAATGGCTAATGTCTCTAAAGAAGAAGGAACTCGTATCGGGTGGAGAACCACAATGGCATCTAAACCTGCTATTATTGGATTCTTAAAGAACGCTATTGAGCAAGAAGACATATGGATTCCTTCCCGTATAGTTATCGGGGAGTTGATGAATTATGTGGCAGATGATAATGGACGGACTAACGCTATTGTCGGTCATAATGACGATACTGTTATTGCTCTTGCGATTGCGCTCGAAGTAATCCGGACTCACGGAGATAGATTAACAACTAATAAAGTATCCTTCACACAGAAGATTGGTTCATTTGAGCCTGATGCTACTAAATGGTTATAAAGGATATTTATGGGAAAAGACCCAAGATTAGAAAGAGCTGGTGTATCAGGTTTTAATAAACCTAAAGCTACACCTAGCCACCCTACTAAGAGTCACATTGTTGTGGCTAAGAGTGGTGATACCGTAAAGACTATTCGGTTTGGTGCTCAAGGCGTTAAAGGTTCACCTGATGGATCTTCTCGTAATGAGGCGTTTAAGGCAAGACATGCTCAAGATATTGCTAAGGGACCACTCTCTGCAGCATACTGGGCTAACAAAGTTAAGTGGTAATATGGCTATTGATTTAAAATTAACAAGTGAACAAAAGAAACAAATGAGTTCTTTTGTCAAACCAACTCCTCAGGGTAAATTAATGAACCCTAAGGAAAAGTTAGGTGAGAAGTCTGCAAAGACTTTACCTATCAGGGGTAACTAATATCCCTTGTGTCCTATCCGTTGGCTACTCATGGCAGGGATGATAGTAGTAGCAACTTATTTACAGGATGGCACATGCTGCCCCATAGGTCATTGTGACCTCTGATTGAATGAAACCCAGAAAGGTTTACAATGACAGACAAACAAAATATCAACCGTTTTAAAGCGGATAGATATAAGGAAGTAGTAGGAGACGATGAACTCCTAGCTATGATTGAACAGGGTATTACTAACTCTGTTGGTGACTTTTTGAACAGTTCCGACTTAGCTCGTGAACGTCAAAAGGCTACTTACGAATACGGCATGATGCCTAACTTCCACTTGACCCCTCAAGGTGTGTCTCAGATTGTTTCATCTGACACAGTAGAAGCCATTGAAGGTTACACAGCTATTTTAGCTGAGCTTATGTTTAACAATAACAGACTAGCTCGCTTTATCCCTGCTGGTAACTCACCTAAAGATTTCCATGAAGCTAAGTCAGCATCTGACCTAGTTAACTATGCTATCTTTAAACAGAATAACGGTTGGGAAATCCTTAATACATGGGTTAAGTCAGCTTTGTTATGGAAAAATAGTATTATTCGTTGGGAGTTTATTGAAGACTTTGAATATAACTTTGAAGAGTACGATGAGATCGAACAATCTAACCTAGATATTCTACTAGCTGACGCTGAAGTAGAGGTAATGGGTCAACTCAAGTATAAACAAGAATTAGACACTGACGAACAAGGTAACTCAGCTTACAAGGTTATTTATGAGAATGTTCGCTTACGCCGTAAGCATAACAAGACTCGTATCAACATTAAGAACGTACATCCAGAATGTTTCCGTATCACTCGTGATGCGCACAACTTAGATGATGCAGCGTTCGTGGGTATTCAGATCGACATGACTCGTTCTGAAATCCGTAAATATTTCCCCGATATTGCAGAGAACATTAATTGGGATACTATTGGTGATGGGTCATATGATTGGGCCACTAAGTATACCGAAGAACAGTCTGCTCGTAAACGTTTGGTAGGTGAAGAATATTGGTTGGGTGGTAACTCCCGCGAACTATTCCCTTCAGAAGCTAACCGACAAATTACTGTTATTGAGTGTTGGCTACGTGTTGACCGTGATGGTGATGGTATTGCCGAACTAAAACACTTTATTATTGCAGGTTCAGTTATCTTGTTAGAAGAAGACTGTGAATCAGTTCCCTTAGCAACTCTTTGTCCTTTTGAGGTACCTCACGAGTTCTTTGGTTTATCTGTTGCAGACATGATTCGTCCAGCTACGTTAGCTACTACCGCTATTATGCGTGGTTTCGTAGAGAACGTATACCTAACAAACTACTCACCTAAACTAGCTGACCCTAACGTAGTTGACTTTAGTGCTCTTCAGAACATGAAGCCTAAGCAGATCATTGCTACTAACGGTAATCCTAACGGTGCTGTTGCTTCTTTGACTCCTGATACTATTAGTACAGGTACTGTGCCTCTCTTAGAGATGCTACAGATGCATAAAGAACAAGCTACTGGTTTGTCTAAAGCAGCTCAAGGTTTGAATGATACCTTATATGTATCAGGTAACAGTGAAGAAAAGATGCAGAAAGCTATGTCTGCAGCACAAGTACGTATCCAGTATATGGCACGTAGATTTGCTGAGACAGGCTTTAAACGATTAACTGAGGGTGTATATAAAACTCTCCGTGATAAGATGCGTGGTAAGACCATGCACTACTACGATCAAAATGATCTCTTCAAGAGTGTGGATCCAGGTACATTACCTTCCAACCTCTTGTTGTACATTGATGTGGACGTAGGCGATAACTCTAACCATAGTACAGTTAAAAAGATGACTATGGTTGGTCAGCAGTTGATTCCAGCGTTGCAACAAGCAGGTGCGGGTGGTGCGGTTAATCCCGAAGCCGCTGTACGTATTGCTTGTAAAACGTTAGAAGCCTTAGACTTAGATCCGTTAGACTACTTAGTAGACTACACAGACCCTAAGTTTAAAGATAACGCTATAAAGTCTCGACAAGCCGAACAACAGGCTAATGAGAAACAAAAAGCTCTAGAAGAACAAGCCAAGCAATTGGACTTAGCACAAAGACAGGCCACGGTCGATCTTACTAATGTACAAGCTAAGAACGCTCTTCAAGACAACACAAAACAATTAATGGTTGCAATGGATAAGTCCTATCAAGAATGGGGCAAACTCTATATTATGGCTGCTAAAGAGGGTGTTGAAGCACCTAAGCAACCTGACATTAAAGAGCTGTTATCAATGGCTCAAGGATTTATCCGTGGTGACATGTCCGGTGATGCATCCCGCCCACAAGGTGGACAAGCATTACCTCAAGTAAATGGACCTGCCGCTATGGGTGAGCAACCACAAATGTAAACCCCGAGCTTCCTCGAAAGAGGGAGTTCACCTAACACTTTAAATAATGGACAAATACAAAGACGGCTTTCAGAAGAGAATAAAGCCAAAAATGAACCATGATACTGGTGAATATATTGTTGAACCTTTCCGTGATGCTCAAGCGTCATTAGGTAAAGCAGAATTCGCAGTACGAGAACGAGAACAATTCTTTGGCGAAGCATACTCAGAGATCTTAGCAGACCTCTTTGTTACTTGGTTAAAGACTGAGCCTCATGCTATTAAAGAGCGTGAGTTCCTATTCCATACAGCTATGGCACTAGGGAGCGTTAAAGAAAAGCTTGTAGGTATTGAGATGCTTGGTAACAACATCAAATACATGAACAAGATGAAACAAGAAGCCAAAGAAGAAGGCAAAGGAAACAATGACTAAATACGTTAAAGCAAAAGAAGTTCTAGTTCGTTCACGAGACGAAGTATTAGGTGAACTCGTTCGCGCAGGTGAGAGTGGTGGTGTGGGTTTATCCCAACGTTTCGCCCCTATTCTTGTTAATCTGCAGGGTGCTATCGAAGCAATCGATCGCATTACGGGTACACAAGATCAGCCAAAGGAAAACTTTGCTGAAAAAATGAAGGCTGCTAAGGCAGCTAAAGCAGCTGAAAAAGTTGCACAATAAAACGGACACAAGGAATTAATATATGAATTTATCACATCTCTCTACCAACACCCCTGCCTCAGAAGTGAGCAGTGCGAGTTTTGATGACGGAAGTGTAAGTGCAGATTTGGAAGCAAAAAGTCTTGATGACATTCTACGTAATAGCCCGGCAGCAAAAATGCTTGGTTTAGAATCTCTACCAGAAGAAGACGAGAGCGTCCCAAATCCAGAGGATGAGTCGGAAGAAGAACAAGCCCAAGAGAACGACTCTGATACTGAAAATGACCTAGATGAAAATGAAGAATCAAGTGATTCTGAGGAAGCGAACGCTGCTGAGGATGATACGTCTACCCAAAACGCAGAACTACCAACTGAAGAAGATATTGATTGGGAATACCAAGTACCCGTTACTGTTGACGGTAAGACTGAATACGTATCCCTAGAAGAAATCCGTAAGGGTTACTCTACTGATAAACATCTATCTCAAAAGGGGCGTGAACTCGGCGAGCTGAAGAAGCAGATCGAGACTGAAAGAAATGAAAAGCTTCAGGAATTAATCACATTAGGTTCTGTTGTTAATGAAGAATTAACAGCTACAGAAAATAAGCATGCAAGTGAATACCACAAGATCAAGAGCGATATTGAGAAAGCTCGTGAAGAAGGTGACACATACACTGCTCGTGAATTAAAAGAGAAGTTAGAAGAGACCCAAGAGAAGTACTGGGCAGCACGTAATAAACGTGAAGCTAGTGCAACTAAGGTTGCTGAACAATTAAAAGCACAACAGACTGAACAACAACAAGCGTTACTGAAAGCGTACGAGGATAACATTACGAAAGTAATTCCCGATTACTCAGATAAAGTTGCTGGTTCAATCCGTGAGTTTGCTATTAAAGAGGGCATCCCTGAGGGTCTCTTAGATGTAATCTATGATGTTAACGTAGTTAAGTTTATTAACGACTATCGTAAACTCAAGACAGCCAAAGAAACTGGTGAAGTAAAGCGTAAAGCAGCTCCAAGCGTTAAGTCGGTACCCACGAAAAATGGGACACCTGCAACAAAGAAAGTGCAACAAGCTGTAACTGAAAACCGTTCTAAGGTTCTTTCCGGTCAAGGATCAAAACAAGACGAATTAGATTTTCTAAAACGTATTTCTTCTGTGAGCAAAAAACTATAAAATCAAATTTTCACTTAAAGGAAAAATAAAATGGCAGGTAATAACTTTGCAACTG